AAGGTAGTTTGTATTCAAAACTTCGATGAGTTGATGAGCCTTTTCAAGAGAATAAAAGAGCAAAAGAAGGCAATGGCATTCGACTACGAAACTTCCGGGCTTCGCCCCTTCTACCCCGGACATATCATTGTGTCTGCTTCGGTTGCAATGTGGGGCGAGGACGAGGCTTATTCGTGGCCCTACTCCTACCCTGGGTCATGGGATTCGAAACAACTAGAGGCCATCAGAGTGGGATGGGGAGAAATTTTAGCCGACCCTCACATACCTAAGATAGCCCAGAATATTCAGATGGAGCGTCCTTGGAGCAAATTAATAATAGGGGTGGACCCTCAAGGATGGTGCCTTGATACGATGGTCTGTTCCCACGTTATAGACGAAAGGCCAGCATTCACCGGATTAGACTTTCAAGTTTTTATAAATTGGGGGTATGAATACGGAGAGGAAATATCTAAGTACAAATCTACCGTACCAGGAACTAAATTTAATACTATGCATAAATGCCCTCTAAATCTATTGCTGCCTTATGGTGGGCTGGACGCTTACTTCACCATTAGATTGGCAGAGAAGCAATGGAATTTCCCCGGCCTTGAACTAAGTGATCTACGTCCCACTCAAAGGGCTTACGACTTGTTCCATGATGGCGTTCTAGCCTTCTCTGAAATGGAAGAGGAAGGAATACCAGTTGACGTAAAATATTATCAAGATACAAGTGTAAAATTGGAGAAAAGAATATCCTTTATAGAGAAACAATTGCTCCGTACTCCTGAAGCATTGCTGTTTAAATCTAAAGAGGGCAGAGATATTAAATTAAATTCACCAGATGATTTAAAAAAACTTCTATTTCAATATCTTGGTATTCCTTCTACTAAGAAGACAATATTGGATAATGACTCTGTAGATAAGGATGTTCTTGACAGTATTGATCTTCCATTTGCTAAGGATCTGGTTAAAAAAAGAAAATTAGATAAGTTGAAAGCTACATATTTAGATGGAATTTTAGATATACAAGTTTACGGAAGGATACATCCTAATTTTAATTTACATTTAGTTAGAACGTATAGATCAAGTTCATCTCAACCTAATTTTCAGAACCTACCAAAGCGGGATAAAGAATCAATGTCTATGATAAGGGGAGGTATTATCCCCTCACTTGGAAATCTATTGATTGAGGCTGATTATGGTGGGCATGAAATAGGAATATTGGCTTGTTATTCAAAAGATCCTATTCTAATGAAGGAAAGAAGGGATGGAAAGGATATTCATCAGGAATGGGCCGATTTTTTGGGAGTATCAAGATTCGACGGTAAGAATGGATTTTCATTTGCTCTTATATATGGTTCCTATTTTAAAAATATTCATACTGATTTAGTTGGTAGAGGGTATCGTGATCTTTCGCTAATGAAAGTTCAAAAAGCAGAGCAAGAATTTTGGAGAAAATACAAGTGGGTTAAAAAGTTTCAAGAAGAATTGATAGAATCTTACAAAAGGAATGGATATGTAGAAATGTTTCACGGCTTTCGCAGGAGAGGATTTCTAACTAGAAACGAAATCATTAACTCTGTAATTCAGGGTAGTGCATTTCATTGCCTATTAGAATCAATAATTAAAATAAATTTAATTTCGAAAGAAGAGGGTTGGAAATCTAAACTAATGGGCCAAATTCATGATTCTATTATTATTGATTGTTACCATGATGAACTAGACCATGTAGTAGAAATAGTTAAAAGGGCAATGACTAAAGATATATTAATAAATAACCCTTGGATTGTAGTACCTTTAATATCTGATATAAAAATAGGAAAAATCAATCAGTCTTGGAGTTATTTTTAATATGGGAATAGTCTACAAAACTATAAATTTGATTAATGGTATAATATACATTGGCAAAGATTCTAAAAACGATTCTAAATATTTAGGATCTGGTAAACATTTCCTCCGTGCTCTAAATAAATATGGAAAAGAAAATTTTAATAAAATAATTATAGATATTGATGGCAATAAGCAAGAGTTAAAAGAAAAAGAAATATTTTGGATTAGGTTCTACGATTCCACTAACCCTGAAATTGGATATAATTTGGCATGGGGGGGAGAAGGTGGAAGTTACGGTCCAATGTCAGAAGAGCAAAAAAGAAAACTGAGTATTGCAAATAAAGGGAAACATTGGAAATTATCTGAAAAAACTAAACAGGCAATGAGAAAACCAAAATCAGAGGAGCATAGACGAAAACTAGCAGAGGGGTTGTCTAGCAGACCCAATCCAATGGAAGGGAAAACCCATACAGAAAAGACTAAAAATAAAATTGGGGCCTTTCAAAAAGGTAGACCAAAATCTGAGAAAACTAGAATAAGAATGAGCACCGCCGCAAAGGAACTTTGGGCAAGGCGTAAACAAAGTGCATGGCATACCAAATCCGACTATTCCGAAGATTAGGGTTCCTGAATTAATAAGTTTCCTGTAGTATTAAGTAGAGAGGGGAAATATGCCACTATCACTTTCTTATAGGCCGCAACATCTTGAAGAATTCTTTGGCAACTCTTCAGTGAAAGAGAGCCTGAAGTCAATTCTGATGAGGGAAGATAAGCCCAGGACCATTTTGTTTTCTGGGCCATCTGGTTGTGGGAAAACCACGTTAGCCAGAATAGTCGCTAATATGCTAGAATGTTCCGAAATGGATTTGGTTGAACACAATATCTCCGATATGCGTGGAATTGATACTGCCAGGGATATTATAACGAGTTGCCAATTCGAACCTCTCTACGGAGATGTGCGGGTTATTATTCTTGACGAGGTTCACGCATCTACCAAGGACTTTCAAAATGCTATGCTGAAGATTTTGGAAGAACCCCCAAGAGGGGTCTACTTCATCCTCTGTACAACAGAACCTGATAAACTTTTGAAGACAATTAAAACCAGAGCAACCTCTTATAGCGTAACTACCCTTAGAAAACACGATATGGCGGCTCTCATAGATTGGGTACTCAATACCGAGAATATAGTATTAACTGATAAGGTAAAAGGTGCGGTGATGTTTGCCGCAGAAGGTTGCGCTAGGAAAGCGTTGGTGATCCTTGAACAAATTATAGACATTTCTGAAGAAGAAAAGCAAATAGAAGCAATAGCAGAGAACACCCCTGAAGAGGTATTAGTCATTGAACTCTGTCGGAAGATCATCGCTAGAGAAAATCCTAATAATAAATGGAAAGAGTTATCCAATATGTTACGGGGGATGGAGGGGGACCCTGAAGGGGCCAGAAGAGCAATTTTAGGGTATTTAACTTCTGCATTGTTAAGTAGTAAATACCAAGATGGAAAGAGAATAGCCTTGCTGATTTCAGAATTTAGTAATAATTATTATGACTCAGGAAAATCGGGTTTGGTTGTTTCTTGTTACATGAGCACCATAGTGGATGGGTAAATTATGGCTTCTGGAATATATATGATAGTTAATAAAATTAATGGGAAAAGATATGTGGGATCTTCTGCAAATATTTATAGTAGATGGAGAGGCCATTTATATGAACTTAGTAAAGGAATGCACCATTCTACCCATTTTCAATTTGCTTATTATAAATATGGAAAGAACTCTTTCGAATTTATAATAATGGAGGAGATATTTGATAAAAATAATTTAGTTCCCAAAGAACAAACTTGGTTGGATTTTTATAAATCATACTTACCAGAAAATGGATATAATATTTGTAGTATAGCGGGGTCTTGTTTGGGCGTAGTCCCATCTAAAGAAACAAAGAAAAAAATTAGTTTAGCTTTGAAGGGAAGGAAACATACTAAGGAAGCAAGACAAAGGATGAGTTTAGCTGCTAAAGGAAAACATCCTTCTAAAGAAACCAAAGTAAAATTAAGTTTATCCCATAAAGGAAAAGTCCCTTCCGAAGAAACTAAAAGAAAAATGAGGGAATCGCATAAAAAGACAGGGGATGCATTAAGAGGAAAACCCCTCACAGAAGAAACTAAAAGAAAAATGAGTATCGCGGCAAAGGCAAAAATTGTTTCTAAAGAAACTAGAGTAAAAATGAGGAATGCTATTAAAAATAAATGGGCCAATCCTGAGTTTAGAATTAAAATGATGGATTCTAAAAATAAGAATAGGGGCACCCTAGTATAATGGATATCAAAAAGATAAATGATGGGGTGGGTAAACTCCTTACTAGTATCAGAGAGTTAGAGGGATTTGATATTGCCGAAAAAATAGCGGTGCTGCAATCAACAGCGTCTTTATTACAAAATACCGTAGCCGCAGAAAGTATGAAGGAAATGTACAAAAATATATTCACTACTTTATTGGGGAAAGACAAATAATGGATAAAGTATTTGTTTCTTCATTATGTTTTTTAGTAGCTGGTATTATGGTAGTTGGTTTATTAATATTCATTAACTTTTTCTAGGAGGGTAAAATATGGTAAAACTTTTAACAGTAGGAAAGGACGAACAAATCATATTTGAAATGCGAGGGAACTTCTTAAAGATTGTAGATAAGAGTGCTCATGACTCTGTAGTAGCATTCGTGAACGGCCAGGGAAAACTAATTTCATTAGACTACGATGTTCAATCAGCTGTATTACAAGTGTTCGTGGAACTTCGGGTATTGGAGGCTGAGAAGAAAACCCTCCGTGCTGCAATAGACGGACAAACAGAGAAGATCAAGACTTTGGAGGCTAGTTCACCTCCTATCGAAGAAATATCACTTCCCAGGTTTCTAGCCTATGCAGAACGAACTAAAAAGTTGTGGTTCCCATAAGGAGGGCATATGGAGGACATAAACGTAAGTGAAATAGAACTGGATTTACTTATTGATCCTAATAACCTAGATGTGGCTTGCCTAGATCAGGCAAGGAGATTCATGAAATGGTCCGTAACTTACGCCGAAGCGATCCGTAGTAGAGATGATGCGAAGAGGAAGGCATCTATAGTGAAATCAAATATCAATCTTGACGTGCGTGCCCGTCCTGAAGAGTATGGAGTAACCAAACCAACGGAGGGATCAATATCAGCCGTTGTAGACTCTAATGAGGAGGTGAATAAAGCAGAGATAGTTGTATCGGATGCTCAATACGCAGTCAACATATTCTCAGCGGCAAAGGAAGCACTAGACCAAAGAAAGGCCATGTTGGAGAGGTTGGTCAGCCTATATATCTCTGGGTACTATTCTCAACCTAAGTTGGGAACGGAGGAGGTTGGAAGATTAGCGGATGACGCAACAGCAGAACAAAAGGCAACCCTCTCCAAGGCAATGCTGGCCCGAAGGAAAAAGGAATGAAAATACTATACCAAGTTCTATGGGTATGTTTGGCAATTCCAGTTGCTATACTGTTGATGTACGCTTTAATTCGTATTGCTTCACTCGCTTGTTTACACAGTTGGTGGGATACGAAACTGTGGTACACCAAAAAGATCCTTGGGTCAATCAAGGAAGATCCCCCGAAGGGAGAGGAGGGCAAAAATGGCACCACCTGACAGGAGGGCAGCAATAAAGGCTTCGCTTCAAAACAAGACCAGAGAATCGTATGAACGGAGGGACGATTCTGGTCAGTTCAAGTCGATCTTCAAAGATGAGTTTTCCAACAAGGGGTGGAAGTGCGGGGAAGGTGATCATCTCATAGACATTATTCCGTACCCCGCAGGAAAGCATGACCCCAAATCGAAGGAAGGGGAATGGGGCTACCTTCTGGATATCTGGGTTCACTACGCAGTAGGGGTCAACCAAGATGCTTACGTTTGCCCCGCCCGTAACTTCAGCCTTCCCTGCCCCATTTGCGAGTACCGGGAAGAGGTTCGGCGCACTGAGGACTACGACGAGGATCTGGTCAAGGAACTCACCCCGAAACGTCGAAGCATCTACAACGTAGTTTGCTACGACAGCGAAAAGGAAGAGGGAAAGGGCATCCAGATTTTCGATTGTGCCCACTGGTTCATGGAGAAGCACATTTCCTCCCTGGCCAAAACCCCCGTCCGTGGTGCTGGGAAGTCCACCGATTCATACATCGCCTTTTCTGACCCCGACGAAGGCAAGTCCATCGCTTTCACCAGGAAAGGTTCCAGAAGGAATACGGAGTTTTTGGGCCACAAGTTTGTGGACAGAAACTACGCTATCCCTGATGAGTTGCTGAATTCAGCATTTATTCTGGATGAGTGCGTCAACATCTATGGATACCAAGAAATCAAGGATGCGTTCCTTGGTGGAACGGGTAGTGATGTTTCCCCAGAAGATGTGCCTGCCCCTTCTCCCCCACCAGTGCCAGAAAGACACCTCCGTCAACGGGAGACACCTGCCCCTTCTGCGGCTTCTCCCCCTGCCCCTGCTACTAGGGTCAGAACAGCAACCTCTACAGCCAACTTGCCCCCTGTTTGTCCAGTGGAGGGAGGAACCTTTGGAGTGGACTGCGAGAAATATGCGGAATGTAACGGTTGCGCGATTTGGGACCCCTGTTCAGAAGAAGCCGACAAGTTAGCTGCTGGTGGTGGCGAAGCCCCTGCTCCCCCGGCTCCCCGTCCAGCAGCCCCATCTACTCCTAGACCGGGGCCACGTCCTGTCCCCGCCCCGGCTGCTGCTCGTCCAACAACGGCGGGTGCTCCCCCCACAGGACCCCGGCGTGGGTTGACCCCCAGAGGGAGGTAACAAATGGAAATTGACGTTACCCCGAAGATAACGATGAGTTTTCCTGGGGCCATTCAAAGGGTTGTGGATGGGGGGAAAGTTACTAAACTTGAGTGGGATAACCCAGCTATATGCATATTTCTTCACAATGGTTTCCTATCTATAAAGAAGAAGGAAGGGGACATAGCCCAACTGATCGTATCCGAAGCGGATATGTTGGGGAACGATTGGGTGATTGTTGATGGATAACCACCTGATGGATGGTTCCTACCAGATACTTGGGGGGATTAAATGTGAGGAGGGGGTAATCACGGCCATCCTAGCAGTCCCCACTTCGCAAGTGAGCGAAGGCACTCCACCGGCAGGGGAACGTGCGGATAAAGTAGCACCACCTGTCCAAGCACTGGGACCGCACAGGTAATGGGGCTGCTGCTCCGGGTGTTACGGGGTGTACCGTACTTCCAGGATGAAATTGACTGGTCACCCGGAGCCTTTATTACCAGAACGGGGGAACCAGCACTGGGTCAGTGGTTTGGTGGCGCAAACACTAATCCAAGGTCGCGCTGGTTCCCCTGTTATTTGAAAGGAGGAAAACTATGGCGGTGGTAGAACAAAAGTTCGATGATTGCAAAAATCACGGTTTGAAACATGCGTGGAAGATTTTCGAATTAAAGAAGATAAATTGGTGTGGCACTTCAACGGGCAGTATTACTTCATCTTCTCTTAAACCAGAAGAAGTCCCTATGCCAGAACCTTTCCCCCATATAAACCAAGAAGTGACCCACGTTCGACGGTGCCAAAACTGCACACGTATAGAAGAATTCGTGGTTTCAGAGTCCGAGAAATGGGTTAGGAAATAATATAGAAGAAGGGAGGGGAATTGAGAAGATCGTTTAGTCATCTTGAGGAA